TCATATCGATAACGTGCCTGGAAAGGATCTTTATAGTTAGGTACGTAAAGAATCTGTGCAAGACGATTAGTCTCATACAGATACACTTCATCCCATACTTTTAAAGCTTCCTTGACATTACTAGAACGGATCGTACGATCAACGTCTCCAACAATGCCTTCAACTCTTGTGCTCGGTGGTTGAAAATCTGTTTCGTAAGAAGCTAATTGCGTCTTGCGTTCAGCTGCATCACAACGTCCAACTTGATAGACTAACTTATCAGCAAACACTGAATCCGGTACGGAATTCATTGCTTCTTCTAAACGTGCATAGTCACCTGCTGGGACACTAACAATGTAGTAACCCAAATGGTATCTAATGCGACTCTTATTAAAGTTGGATAACTGTGACACGTTCCACAACCGTATCCTTTCATTATAAATTAAAAAAGCCCCGAAGGGCTTTGATTAAACACGGACAAGGTCTGCAGCAAACACAGAGTCCCAATCAACTCGTGAAATCTGTCGCAACTGTTCAAGATTGTTGAATCTTTCACCCGACAAAGAAGATTGCAAATCTTTAATATCTCTGGCTGTTTTTATACCAACTCCTTTAATATGATCAGCGATCATTTGAGCAGTTGCGCCATTGATGTTTAAACGAGTTTCAGTTGGGAACTTGCGTGGTTCATCACCTTTTGCTGCATCTTTAACTTGAAGAGTTTTGACTTGTTTCGTCGCTTGCTCATCTGGGACAAGTTCTGTTTTATATACAGTGAAGACCTTACCGTCTTGGTCTTCGACCATGAACCAATCTCCTTCATCCCATTCAGTTACAACTTTAAGTCGTGCCCCTGTTCTGTTATGTTTATAAAGCATAGGACCAGCATTTATTTACTGGTCCTATCTTAGCTTTATTTATTGCACTTTTACAAAATTACTAGGAAGCAATTTTGTAAGGGAGGTACTGCTCAAGATCGTCGTACTCAACAGATACATCAGGCTGGACGAAGCAAACTTCAACCAGGATGTAGCCGTAACGACCAGCTGCTTTGTCAGCATCAGAGATAGCCCAGCCACCGTTGGTAGAGGTGGAGTTAGTAGCTGCCTTTGAATAGACGCGGAACGCTTGATCAGCCGTGTACTCCTTATAGAGCATCGGGGTGGTCAAAGTCGTAGCAGTCTGGAAGGGGTTGGTACCCAGGCCGCCTGTGCCTGCAGGGATGTTGTTCGATACAGCGGTGACGTTAGCACCTTGTACAACACCAGAGAAGGTGGTAGGAGCGGAAGTAGTACCAGGACCGAAGCCGATCACTTGAGTGGCACCTGAAGTGGTGAGACCATCAAGAGCGACACGTCCATCGCCCCAGCCGCTGGCGACTGAAACAGAAGAACGATAAACATAAGCAGGGCGATCAGCAGTAGCGCCGACAACCATACCAGTGATGTTTACACGAGTATCATCATTCTTGTAAGGAGAAGGGATGATGACTTCAGCAGTGGTCACATAACCGTCACCAGAAGCATTGGTTACAGGAACGTAACCACGTAACTGGAAGAAACGCCAACCAGGATTGGCCAGTACAGAAGTAGGGCCAGCCGCTGAAGCATTGTTAGTAGATCCACCATTTGTATCGATATTCTGATACCAGCCATTAAGTGGCTCAGCCATGTCGGCTGGATAGATTTTCTTAGCAGATAAGTATGCCATTTACATTCTCAATAGAGGTTTATAGATATAACTTACACCACGCCATCGTCAGAGAGGAAGCTGAATGCATTGGTAATGAAGTCCTTGTTCAGAACCTCGAAACCTGCATACAGTTGCCAGATCAAGATGATGAAGCGACTAAAGTCATCGTTGTTGTTGATGAGCACTTGTGCGTTTGGACCGCCGATACCAACACCAACTGCCTGAGGACCAAAGAAGTAGCCTTGTGCAACTTCCTCAGAAGCATAAGTAGCACCTGCATCAAACGATGCACTAAGACTCTTATTGGGGAAGTTAGTTGACTCGAAGAACTTAACACCCTCGAACTGAACGCCAGTAGGCATGACGGGCTCACCAGCAAGGAAATAACCTTGACCAGCTTGTGGTCCCATGTAGAAACTGGAGTTATTAGGCATCATGGGGTTAGCCATGTACATGCCTTGTCCAGGATTGCCTGCGTAGCGAGCAATCTCACGGAAGTCTTCGTCACGACGCAGATGCATCATGAACACGGGATCGCAAATACAACGATACAAACCATCTGCGAAGGTAGGTACGTTGCGCTTACGAAGATCTTTTACGACTTCAAGAAGGTCAGTACGGACAGAGAACTGTTGTACTTGTGCAGTATATTCTGCAGCTGTGTAAGAAACACGACCTTGTGTATCTTTGGCCTTATCACCAGCGAAGTAGTAACCACCTTGCGTAGAAGATGATTGACCTTGTGCTTCTGCTTTGGCAAGTTCGTCAATGAAGACGCGGTCACGCCAACGACGATAGTCATCAAGCAGCGTCAAGCTACCGATGGACTGGTGGAACATGTTCAGGTTGCCGGTATCAAGCAGCAAACGCTGAGCAGTGATCAGAGTTTCACGAGCAATCTTAAAGGTAGAAGGCTGTGTAGGATCACTTGGGTCCGCAGGGCCGGTGTACTCTTTAAGCACAACAAGCACTTTTTCTTTAGTGATGTTGCGGCTATTAGCAGTACCAATAGTCTGGTCTGAGATACGCTCGCGGCTATCTTTGGTGCCGGGCGTTCCCCAGAACTTGTAGCGATCCAGCTGTACAGTTTGACCAGGCTGAGAGGTGAAGTCGTGGACGACTACAGGCTCAACGGCCATTTCGCAAATGTAAGCGGGATGAGGGCGGTATAGTTCCGCTCCTAAAATCTTAGGAAAATCGTTGTCTAAGAACACAGTCTTTTATCCTCCAGTTCGCAGGAATAGTTTTGTCGGATGAAAGATCGGACAAAAAGTCCTATCTACATTAAATTTTAGCAGTCTGTAATACATGTACTAGTTAATACATAGGTAACTGCTATTACTTACGGAGTTTGCTTGCTCCATAACCAAGGGATCCTAACGAAGCTAAGACAATTGCACCGGTAGCAAGTGTGTTTCCAATAGCTGCTTGATCTTGTCTTTCACGCATTGTACGGATGTCATCCTGCATCTGAGCCTCCCCTGGGGAGCTCATTTGAGGTTGCATACTCATACGTGAACCCGGTGTGTTGCTTGATCCAGGTGATTCAGGATCAATAGCGAGACCAGCCATGTTTCCAAGGTTGGCAACACCACCACCAATCTGTCCACCCAAGCCACCAGCTGCTAATAAACCAGTGCCTACAGCAGCGCCGCCAGCATAAGGTGCAGCTTTTGCAGCCATGTCAATCAAGCGACCGGCTTGAAATGCCTGTTCTTCAGTTAACGGCTTACTTCCAGGTTGTTGTGCTCTATAAGTAGACCCTCTTGCAAAACGCATATTTAAATATTCGTCTGCTGCAGTGGGTGTAGTAGCTTTTTTAATAGCCGGAATTCGTGAGCCAACACCAGCTCCTAAGGCACCAGCACCTAATGCTTCTAGAGCAATGCGTGCAGCACCTTTTTCTCGTCCTTCTTCAGAAGCGAGGTTTCCTCCAACAGATAAACCGGCGGTAGCAAGACCACCGGCTGCTGCTGACTGAAGAGGACTACTTGAAACGTCGTTTAGAAAACGCCCTGCAAGTTGTCTCATTCGATCACTCCATTACAAAGAGCTTATTAGCAATCGCTTGAGGAGAGGCTTGGTTGATAACACGCCAGGCTTGGCTAGGATCCTGATCCATCTGTTGCTTGAAGGAGCCCCAGAAATCTTGGGGAGCTTGTGGTGCACTTGCTTGTGGGGGAGCAGGTAAACCAGCAACATTAGTTTGCTGCATAGGAACAGCAGCAGTTGGATAACCAGGAGTAGCTAACTCAGCTTCAGATTCATACACGGGGTATGGACCTTCAGGACCAAAGAACTTGAGTGTATAGTCACTCAAGATATCAGGATTAGTAAGCATCTCGTTATAAGCGAGATTCTCCTGATGCTCAGTGACCATGAAATCAGCTGCACGAGCAAACTGATGCTGAGCTTCTTTGCCCCATGCAATAGAACTATCTACTACGCTTTCGAGATTTAGAGCGTACTGGTTTAGAATCGCTGGCGCCTCGGTCCCGTAGTTTTCCACCACCATCCGACTCTCTGGACTCCAATCCAGGACTTCCGCTACGTCCGCCAACGAGCTGACTGAGTAGGTTGGGGAAGAGTTGTTGTATGAGGTCTGGCTTGTTTGCGAGGTCTGAGGAGCCGATTGCCCCCAAGTTGGAGCCTGGGCTGGAGCTGCCTGAGTACCCCAGTTTGCCTGGGTATACTGAATCGGAGCCTGATCCTGGACCTGTGATGGTGCTCCCTGGAACGGGGATTGCACCGGGCTGCCCAACAGGTTCACCACCTTGTTGAAGGCCGATTCCCATGGATTCCCCTGGGGTGCCGTCGAGCCCTGGGATTGGGGGACGGATTGAGACTGGACGGATTGGTAACTGGTAGTTCCCTGAGGTGCCACCTGGGGAACCGCCTGGGGGTAGTACGTTCCCACCGGAGCCTGAGCCACTGGTGCCACCGGAGCTTGCGGGGCTGCCGCCACGTAATTGCTTGGTGCCACTGACTGAGGGCTCGTCTGTGGGATCGATTGGACGGTAGCGTCCTGCATAACTCATCTCCTTTTGTAACGCTTCTAGGGTTCGATACAGATAAGGTGTTAGGTCTAACCTTGGGTCTGCCGCCATGGGCAGATCTGGGGCCTGAGGGTGAGGGGTCTGCATCATGCCCCCTACCAAACGAGAAAAAGCTGAATAAGCTCCTTGTAATTCGTTTACCATCCTGAACGGAAAGCCCGAAAGCATCTCCGCTCTTTCCTCATCTGTTTTTGATGGGAAAAGATATTTCAGTGCTTCAATGCTATCAACACCTAACTCTTGTAGGTTACGTACAACAATTGAATTATTTAAAATATCTTGCGTTGATTCTTCATAAACAGGGCCTAACCAACGCCATTGCATTGTAATGTCGCCATCGGGAATTAATCCTTTAACACCTGGAGGAATCATCTTTGCTTCCACGCAAGCCATCAATAGCTTCTTGAGCATGGCTTCATATTGAACCATTGCTTGTTGATATAGCTGCTCTTCTTCTGGCCCAGCATTTTCTGATGGAGCTACAGGCTTCTCAAACTTTGCTGCTGCAGCTAACGTATCTTTAAAAAGCTGTTCTTCTTGATAAATAATAAGTTCTAAACAACGGCAGATACCATGTGTGTAAATAGAATTAGCTTTCTTTTTGCTTGTTGCAGCAACACGTCCGAATAGTGATTTGTACTCAGTTGCAGTCACACCAGCAGAAATCGAGAGTTCGTCTACACCACCTAAGGAAGTTAAGATCTCTTCTCTGAACTGACGCACAAAAGCATTCTGGTCTCCAGAGATTGCATCTGGAACAATGTAACCAACACGGTCATTGGGTTCAAGGTTAGCAATAACCCGTGGAACACGCATCTGACCATCTAATCCTCGACTGATCGGATCTTGCTTAAAAGTAGACCTGCTCATCGAGGCCATACTTGTAAAGCCTGAGTTTGCTGCAATCGATGGACGTTGTGGGCCAGAGTCAGAATTACCTGGTTCCATTAGGTCTGTCTTAGGTCTAGACGACAGCAACGTAGGATTACCAAAGAACTG